GCATTGTCGATAAGATTAGCCCATAATATTGCTACTATGAGCGTTAATGAAAATAGTATCGTGTAAACTGCTAACATGGTGTATTGTATAGTGTCCATTCAGCCCTACGGCGTGTTTCTAGCCCTTTAACGGGCAAGTGGTTAGAGTATATCCATTTGTCAAATTCTAGCTGTATAGACGGGTCTTTTGGGTTTGCGTTTACTTTCTTTAGTAATGTACTTTCGGATAAGTTACCTTCACCCAAATTGTAAGCAAAAGACACCAACGCACCGAACTGATTATCGTTTAATTGTGATGTGACTAAATGACTAACGGCTACTGCTTTTTGATTGACTTCAAAGGTTAAGTATTCGATTGCTTGTTGTTCTGTAATTGCTGGTTCTCCTACTTTTACTTTGTTGCCATTGGGGTAAGTTGTTGAACCGTATCCGATTGTGTCTATCGAGGGGGCATCTATACTGTCATGATAGGCAGTTGCTGAAAACCCTTCGAAGTGTTTTATTAAATCTATTGTTTGTTTGTTTACTTGTCTCATAACCTTACTTTTTTAAATCTTCATACCTTAACCCATTGTGATAAGAACGGTAATTTATATCGTCAAAAAATCCATTCATATCATGTTCTACTCCATCCTCTTGCCATCTTAATATTAATCCCACTTCGCACTCATTATCTATATCGTAGCGTATATCGTCAAGATTGAAGAAATACTGGCAACAAAAAGAAGCAATCCCCCCAATATCATCTCCTACCCATCCATCGAAATCTAAAACTTGCTTTCTAATGAATTTATTTAAGTATGCTATTGCTACTGATTCGTAGCGTTGTTTAAGTGTCATAACCTAGGTTTTACTATATACAATACCAACGCAATCACTATCGCTGCTAATAATAGCCAGAAATATAAGCACCATTCATTGCCTCTACTATGTTCTTTTGAAACTTGTAGTTGTTGAGTAGTGATTATTCCGTTTAATGTTGCTATCTGCTTGTTTAAATTCTCTATTTGCGATTTGCAAAGGGATAGTTGTTGGTTGTCGATAATGGTGTCACGGTCGTGTATGTGCGTTGTATTTGTGTGGGTTATTGTAGTGGTATCGTGTATGTAATTGCCTACTGTATCATGACAAGTAGCAATAGAGGTATCGTGCAAATAGGTTGTATCGCTCGAATGCGCTATCACCTTATTATCGCAAGGGTGTAAGTTAGTGTAAACTTGCCCCACCGTATCAAATAGCGGTTCTTTAGTTAGCACTTTCTGTAACGCTGTACGGTCGGACATACAACCCGTTAAATGCCACATTATCAGTCCAAATAAAATGATAATTCCAATGTAACTATAACCTTTATCTGCTTTCATTTTTTCTCTTTTTAAAAGTACCCTCTATCGTTCTTGTGTTAGATAGAGGGCGTTAAATGTGTCTCGGACACTAGCCCCGTATGATTTAAGGGCGAACTTGGGGCAATTTAGCCGCAATCAGTTTACTGTGGCGTAGTGCCTCCTGTTACGTTACCGTCTTTAGCTGCAATCAAACCTGCTGCTACTAAAATAGTAGTTATAGCTGTTGCTACATCTGTTGTCACATATTGGGGATATAAAGTATGTGCCAACGTAGGCAATACTGCTAAAATCCCTGCTAATGTTGTCTTCCACGATTTAATCATTTCTTCTGTTTTAAATTATTATCAAATATTTTATAACCTATATACATAGACAAAACTACATATAAAAGTTTAATTATCCACACTTTATTTTTTATTACGGTCTTTCTTAATGGCTTGATAGTAGTAAATCCCTGCTAATACTGACACAACAGAACCTAATACAAACGATACAATTTTCATAGTCATATCTACCGTGGTGGCAGAAATAGTAAACAATCCCAATACTCCCAATAGGCTAATGAACCCGTCTGCCGTTTCTTTAATATGGTGTAACATAGTCAACTGATTGTTTTTTTATTGGTTATTTAAAAGTTAATTGTTTTAGGTTGTGGGAAATCTTCTATACTCATTTCTACCATTGTCTCATTGCCCGTAAATATTTCGGGTGCAGTATTGATACAATTAGCATCTACATAATAAAACCCATCATTTGCTTGTACGGCATTTAACCGTACATCTTCACCGTAATGAGTATATTGCGCCTCTGATAGTCTTATGAATTTAGTACCCATAATAAGTTTTTTGAGAATTAAAATTAGCTAGTACTTTCGCCGATGTAAGGGCTGTATTGTAGTACTGTATTTGGGATAGTTTACCATTAAAATACCTAGAAGCCCCCGAATTATAAGCCATAATACTAGCATAAGATGAAGTGCCAATAGCATACCCATTTGTTGTTGAATTTGATGCTACGAATGAGCCGTTAAAATAGGTACTCCAAACGCCAGACTTTACTGTGCCAACAATATTATACCAAGTATTAGTCGATAGTAATGAGAATATATTTGACTGAACTAGATAATCATTTGAGGGTACATATATCCCAAATTGCAATTCAATATCTGAACCACTAACATATTTTATTCTTAAATAATTTTCAGCACCACCACTATTGCCAATATCAGAAATAGTATAAAATACAGCACCGCTACTAGGTAAAGAAGCTAAATTAACCCAACAAGAAATAGTTATGTCACCGTTATAATTTAAAGCCATCCTATTGCTTATATTTACATACTGATTAGTTCCGTTAAAACTAAAGTTTTTCGGTGCGGTAGAATTAAATGTAGGCGAACCTGTTAAAGTACCATTTGCCGCACTTGATGTTAAGTCATACCAAGTAGTACCGCTACCACTATAACTGCTACTATTAGATGCGTCAAGCCAAATAATAGGATTAATGACCGACTTATTCAATAGTAAATAACTCATAGGACTTTGTCCACGAGATGCTAAAGAAGCACATAATAGTATCAATATTAGTTTGTAGCGAAACATACCCATTTATTTGACCCGTAACTAGATGTGGTGAAATATTGAAACACTACCGTTAAAGTAGCTGTTGTGACTGTTGTAGTCGGAAGCGTAACAGATGAACTAACGAAAGAAGTCCCCCAAGTAATAGCCCTTGCCGCCGTTCCTGTTATCTGTATTTCTAAAATATCCCCATCGTTAGGCGTGCCTGTTAAGTTAGTAGTAAATGATGTAATATCTGCCGCCTGTGCTGTTAGCTTATAGATGTCGTAATTATCAGTATTGATAGTAGGCGTTGCACTAGATGTTGTACTGCCTACCCTCGCCTTCCAACGTTTATTAGATAGCGTTTGAGTGCCGTCTACTGTCGCTGCGCTTCCTGTGGTGTTTGCAGGGGATGAAATGGTAACACTTCCCGAAAAAGTAGGAGAAGATACCACGTTAACGGTATTACTAGCTATTGATATATTTGTTCCGCTAATTAACGGTGCTTGGTATTTTGTCGTGTCAAAATTATAAGCCCCCGTTGAACTGTTGTAAGTGAATATCGACCCTGTTGAAACGTTGCGAGTTGCAGATAGGCTACTTCCTGCTAAATAGTCGTTTGATGCACCAGCCGTTGCCGCACTAACATTACCACTACCGTCTGCTTTTAATATCCCCGTTACACTTCCTGCACCGCCTTTGTTACTTCCAATTACGCTGCCATTCCAACTAGCGTTTGTTATACTTGCATTGCCTAAATTAAACGTATTGGTACTCCATTGAACTGCTGATGGTGCGCTAAAATGCCAATCCCAACTACCTGCTGCTATTGAATTACTATTAAGAACTAAAGAGGCATATCCACCTGCTGGAATTGTAGTTACTAAAGTATTTGAATTATTGTTGACTGAAATAGTTCCACTTGTTTGATTATTATTGAATGTGAAAATTGTACCACTAGGCAAAGTAGTAGCATCTGGTAATTTTATAACTTGCCCCCCTGAACCCGTTATTAAATAATTGGGGATTGATAAAACAGTTAATGTTATCTGTGTGCCACTTGCTGCAACACTACTAAACCCACTATAAAACGTATTCGCCGCTACATTACCACACGCCGTATCTACTGTTGCTCCGTTTGTATAGCCTATGTGGTTTGTGCCATTCCAATAAGTTAGGGGTACTTTCGAAGATGTGATAGTTGGGGAGTTGCCTGTGATAGTTCCCGAACCTTTGTTAGCGTTGAAATAAGTAGGGGTAATGTATATACTACTATCTTTTGCCATTAAGACTTGCCTAAAATATTGACCAGAACCTATTTGAGCAAATAAACTACCATTATGAGTGCCTATCAAATTATAAGCAACGTTTCTGTTGGTGTCGGGCAATGATAAGTAATTAATAGGATATATCGCACCTCCTGTTATGGCTGCGCTACTCGATGCGGTTACGTCACCTGCAAAATCAAAAGAAACGCCACTATTACTTAATGTGCCTGTTTTGCCGAAAGTCCAATAGTTAGTATTGTTATTCATTATTTTCAAGTCGTTATTATCCGTAGTACCCAATGTTGCAGTTGTGCCGAATGAGTTGCCGCCTTGTGAGAAATAATTAGAAGCGTTTAAACTATCTTTAGGAACGTTACCGATTGCAACCAATAATGAACCGTTTGTATTATTAGCGGTTACTATACCTATTCTCATTGCAGGGTATAATGTAGAGGGGGTTGGTGATATTCCCCCGTTATCGCCTAGATAAACGTTTTGTCCTGCATTGTATATGCTTAAATTAAGCCCCGTTACTATCCCCCCGTTATAAACTATTCTACCATATCCATTATTAGGGATGGAATCTAAAGATATTGCAAAAGGGGGGTATCTAGGGTTACTACCTTTTGCTTTTGCTATACTAGATGTTGAATCAAGGCAAACGGGCGTTAGTGGGGAAATCCCAGTCCCCGTATTTTTACTACTTGCACTTACTGTACTTAACCTACTTGAATTGCCAAGACTATCTATGTAGTAGGGTTCTGTAAAGCCATTAAAAGTCTTTGAATAAATACCAATACCAGTAGTTGGTGATGATGGATCAGTAGCTTGTGAAGATAGATTTAGGTTGTTTGTCTTTCCCCAATTGAAATATACCAATCCTAATAAGCTATCTATCGTGAATTTGGATGTGTAACTTATCTGTCTGGTGTCATCATAATAAGGGATAGCCCCAATGATGCCATTGCCTTTGATGTATCCGCTATTTCCTAATTGGGTTGGGGTGACATACCTGATAATACTATCCGATATTTTTACAAAATAAATACTGTCACCTATTCCGCCGCTTGCAGTCCAATTAACACCATTTCCGCTATAAATAACGCTACCTATTTGAGCGATACCGTATTTATTAATAGTAGTATCATTTGGTATTCTTAACCGCCCACTAATAGCAGCACTATCTTTTACGGTTATATATTTTTGAAATAGATAAGGTTGTGATATAATCGTTTGCCCGTAAGCTATTGAAAATAAACAACTTAATATTAATATTATAAACTTCATTTTGCAATATTACTATATTATATAAATTATCGTGCAATAACTATCCAATCAAAATAAATGTCTTGTGTATTACCGCTTGCCATTTCCGCACATTTAACTACAAATGCTGTGGTAGTTTGATTTGTTGCATCAATATACCACGTTATCCTACCGTCTGCACTATTGTTATTTACAACGGTTAAAAACACCTTATACGCTGTCGTTGTTAGTGTTGTACCTAATGGTACAGTAATAGTATTTAATCCTGCTGAAATATCTCCAACGTGCGTATACCCCTTTGCCAAAATTATAACAGCGTTATTATCCACATACTGCTTAGTTGCTGCCCCCAATCCCGTGGTAGGGTCTGCATTTAAAGTAAGCGCACCCGTCATTGTATCCCCTGCCTTTGCAACGTAAGCAGATAGGGCGGTAGCTAGTAAAGTGGAAGTGATATAATCCGCTGTAATAGCGTTTATTTTAGCTAATAGCGTTTTATTGTCAATGCGATAACTATTCATATTACCTGCAAACTGTGGCGTAGTTCCAGAAGTTGAACTTGTAGGTGTAGCGGTAAATAATGTGTAAGTGTTTCGTGCAATACTATCGCCAAATGTTTCTGGGTTTGTGTCTGTTGTAGTAGGTAGTAAGTATTGCCCCTCTGCAAATGATGCAGCCACATAGTAGAAATACCCATTAAAATATATTACCCCCGTTGTGTAAGTGTTGGGTGTTCCTGTAACGTAAGTTAATCCCGTAACAATAGCAAAGTCGGTAGGCTGTAATCCCAAAGCAGCAATAAGCCCGTCATAGGCTGTTTGGTTTGCTGCAATTAAATCACTACTAAATAAAGGGTTTTGTAACCCTGCATAAGATTTGCGTATTGCTGGAAACTGAAATATACTATTCATAAAAAAAATTAAAATTGATTGATTATAAAACGTGAACCATCGAAAGCTATTTGATTAACCGTTGCCAATAAGTCGCTAGTGTACACGCTTGTAGGAACGTTAATAGTAAACGCCGTAGTGTTTACTTTATTATTAAATTCACTTGCAAATATTAACGGCGTACTACCAAAATCGCTGCAATAGGTCGTACTTGTGTAAGCAAATTCAGGGGCTGTTAATATATTGCAACTCGATTGAGTGCAGTAAATTCTTTTTAAAGTAGCATCATACAATATATTTAACACATTTGCCAATTGACCCACCTGCCACTTACATTGCGATATTAATAGTTCTTTATTTCTAAATGTCGTAAAAGTTGTAAAAGGTGCTTCTAGTGGCTGTACAAATGCAGTAAGATATTTAAAGAAAGTTGATATATTGCCAATAGCATTAACGCTAAAGAAGTTCCTTAGTGATTCAAATAATAATTTCCTGTAATTGATATTTCTAAATGCCATTGTAATTAATTACGTTGCTTCCGTTATAGTTAAAATATCCTGCACTCAAATTAACACTCCCTGTAAAAGATACACCGTCTATTTGTGTCTGCGATAAATAAAAGTTTCTTACCCCTGCTACATTTGCCTGAATATATGATTCTAAGTCACCCGTAAAAAAAGTGCCATTAAAAGCAAAGCTATTCATAAACAAAGTAAGATAAGTATTTATATTAGCCGTCAATGTTGGTAAATCGAAGCTACTATAATAAGTACAATTAGCAACAAAATACAAAACATTTGCGTTTGCTGAAATATAATTAACTGGCAATCCTGCTATTTCAAAGTTTTTCATATACGCTATAAAAGCGTTGTATTGTGATAATGTCAATGGTATAGTAGTTCCTGTAATATCCGCACTCGCTACCTTTAAGAATAAATCCCCGTTACTTGTAGAACTAAACGCCGCCTGTTTTATTATCTGCTTTGTTGTGTCAATAGTAGGGTAGTAATAATTGCCATTACTATCTATTGAAAGACTATCTCCGTATTGAAACGCTAAAGCATAGCCCGTATAATATCCTGCTTTTCCGTAATTCTTAGCCGTTATTGTGCTTACTATTGTGGCTTCTGTATTGGTAAATTCTGTTAATGTTGTGTCTATAACGTTTCCCAATGCTTCGCTCACTTTCTCAAATATCCCCGTTTGCGAGGGGTTTGTAAAACCTAAGGCTATAAGGTTGGAATTTATAATTGATTGAGTAGTTGCCATTGTTAATTGTAGTTTGTAATTTGGTCAAATCTAACGTTTACGCTTCCTGTGCCTGTTAAAGTGATGTATATATTACCTGCACCGTTGTAGTATTGCCCGATAATCAAAGGTACTAAATTAGCTGAAGATAACACAGTTGATGGCATTATATCACTCCCACCACCTGTTGAGCCTATCTTAACGGTAACGCTGCCACTAATCCAACGAACCGCACCACTAACCACTAAGGTATTAGCCGAAATTGCCTGTGTGTAATTTCCCGTTAATCCTGCTATTTTAATAGGCAATGCTATTGCGCCGTAAAGTTCGGCAAACATTGCATTTAATTCATTGCGAACTAATAAGCCACTATCACCATTATTTATAACTGTTTGAGCCATATTATTATTTTTAATCTATCCAAAAAGCCGTGTCAACCCATAAACCTGCATCATTCCAATAGCTTGTATATAATATCCACAAAGGTAAGGTATCAAAAATTGTGTTTATGCTAGAAAGTATCGAATCCGTTAAATTATTCACTGCTGGATAAGTTGCCAACTGCCCTACAACGTTTAAATCCTTTGTAACCGTATCGGGTATTATTATCTGTTGCCCGACTGTTAATGTCGGTGTCCAATCCGTGAAGCTATTGGCATCTAGTACTGCATTTAGGTTTATAAGGCTACCTGTGGCGTTCAATACAACGTCATTAATGCTCATACCTTGCTGCACTATATAAATACTACTCATAGCTTACGTTTGCTGAAATGTTTAATACACCGTTTTGCCCCATTGTATTAGTCCACGTTGCTATCGTTGCTCCGTCGTTTATACATTGTTGTTTCCATCTATTCATTTGCACGGCTGCCTCTTGTTGATGAGCGTTAATTGTGTCCTCTAATCCTACGCCCAACATTGGGTTAGTCAATATCGCACAACGTGACCGCTCAATAATACCCCCATTTTGTGTAGAGGCATTTGTAGTAGTAACGAAATCACCGTTTGCGTAGCTTATATCCCGTGTTAATATATCAAAAAGTATGTCGAACATTATTGCGTAATTTTTGTATTCTCAATATCTCCCCTTTGTGTAGGTGTTAATGTTTGTGTCTCTAGCGGTACGGGTACTGCTGTTGGTGCGCCTACACTACTAACAACGTGTGTATGGCTGTTGTAAAGTGTAAAAAAACTGTTTAGTAAATTTTCTACTTTATTCAACCTATCAACTAGCTTTAAAACTTCTACCATCCCCCCGTTTTCACCACCGTTAAACTGTACAAGGTTGCAATTTACTAACAATTTATCAATTTGGTTGCAAAATAATAATTGAGGTCTGCCTTTGTTGCCATCTCTAAACGTTATAAGGCAATCGCTACCAATAACGGGGATAGTAACAAACCCCCCAACACTCCCAATAAGGACAGATAAAGGCACGGCATAATAAACGGGCTGCCCGTCAATATCTAACTGAATATCGGCGGTATAGGCTGTTTCATCAACGGCAATTATAGTACCATCGCAAATGTTACTGTATTTAGTAGTTGCTTTAATAGCCCTATAAAAAGCATCCGTAAGGTTAGCCGTTTGTTCGTTATCCATTATAAATTAGTTGTATCATTTAAGTCAGTCAAATATGCTAGTTTTAATTTATGCCTATAACCGCTTTGGTTTATCGTTGTTTCAATCGCTGTTATAACATAGTTTCCACTTCTTGCAGGGTAACGAATATCGGTATAAACAGCCTTTGCAAATAGTATCGGTTCGGGGTAAAGATAAGTAGTAATTGAACCGTTAAAGCGCATTTGGCGCACTTTGTTTAGTGCTTCTGTTGCCATTTTAAGGTAAAGGGCTGCATCTTGTTTCACTCTGTAAAAATAAACGTCCCTTTGTTGCCCGTTTGTATCACCTACTTCAATACTATCTTTCTTTCCTGTTGGCTGATAAAACCACGCCTTAACCTTATATGTTTG